CGGTAATACTCAGACAGGCTGTCAGGGTTCGTTCCACCGAACTCAGTAGGAATAGTTGTGCCAAGGGATACCGGCCCTGTTCCACCGATAGCCATTAGACTGTCCCGTAAGCAGTTACATTGCCTACAACTGTAAGGTTTCCTGAGGCATCAATTTTCATCTTGTTCACGCCTAAGGTAGAAAAATACAATACACCTGCGGCTTCTGAAACTACCCAGTTACCCACTCCAACTGAAGTAAATGTCTGTGCTACTGAAAATGATTGGACAACATCTAGCTTGGCTGTATCAACATCATAGCCTTGTACTGTTACACCAATGTCCCCACTAACTAACCCACCAGCACCGTATGCTTGGACATCAACGCCAATTTCTAAGCCAAGGTTAGCCCTTGCTGTAGGTACATCATTGACATCACTTAGGTTGTTGACTGCTACCAAGCCAAGCAGCTCAGGTATTACAGGAGCGTTGGCAGGAACCCACTGGGAGCTAGTACCATCATTAATGTCTACATAGAGTTGGCCATCAGCTAGGTTGTACCAGCCAGCACCACCACCCAATACAGCAGCAGGGGCAGCATCAGATACCGTAGTAGTAGTAACTACTGACCAAGCTAAGCTATCTCGTGCGTATGCCTGGCCATCATTAGGTGCATCAGGAATCGTGCCAGACACATCAGCCTGAGTAGGCTTATTACCTTCATGGTAGATAAGATGAACATTTGGGTCAGCTAGGGCTACACTTCGCCCATCAGGGACAGCCGTAGTACCAACGTCTATAGCTACTAGTTTGCCTGATACGTTACCCACTAGAATGTTGGCAGTTGCTCCACCAGTTGTATTTAAGGCGATCAATGCATTGTCATTTGAGACAGTAACATCGTTGCCGCCCCAAGTAGTTGCAGCTCTAGGATTAACATCCTTGATTAATACACCGTCCTTGATAGTGAGCGTATTAGGCGCGGCTGCGCCGATCAAGATACCAGAAGTCCAATAGGAGCCAATAGTGTCCGTTGCAGGGTCTTGGTTGATGTTGTTAGTCTTACAGTGTGCTACTAATCCAGCAGAGGTTATGACGGTTGCACCAGCTACATAGTTGATGTCAGCTTGCCATACCCAGCCACCTTTCTCGGCCAAAGTTAATGTGTTCTTGTCTAGGGCTTGCAGTACAAAGTTAAATTCCTCATAAGTGGGAATCTCGGACAGCCAGCCTTCTTTATAATTAATGTCGCCAGGATCAGTAGACGCACCTGTGCTGCCCCAGACAATGCCGAGGTTTACTTGATTTGTCATTTAGTTATACCTGTAAAATTGTGAAAGTAACGCCAGCAGGGACGAAGTACTTAGTTGCGTAATAGATCAAGGAGACTTCTGCTCCAGATACATGAGCAAAATCTACCTTCAGCTCAACATGCTTCGTAGCCATTGTGTTTAACTCAAAGGTAGCTGGGATTCTTCCTAATAATGTACTGATGACTTTGTAAGCTAGGTTGATGTCTGCGGTACTGCTATTCATAGCGTGTGACTTGGCAATCAGCAGCCTTTTATAGGTAGCATCATCCAGAGGCGTAACCTCAAAGCCTACGTTGTCTTCAGACCTGAAGACACCACCTTCAGCAGGGGCAGATTCACCAGCCATCTTGGTAGCACCGACAGCACCTTGGAAACCAAAGTAGAGCGTAGGAAGCTCAACAGCACGAGACTGTTGCAAGATAATGCCAATGACATCTAGTTGAGAGCCTGCCGCGTACTCAATCAATCGACCTAAGTAGACTGTCTCGATCTGCTCAAATAGGTAGTCCATCTCAGTGACGAACGCCATATAGAACTCACGCATGTTAGGACTGTTCTGATACTGGTTAAGTATCATCTTGTCCATTATCTCTTGTCCTTTGGTGGCGTTTACTACTGACAAACTCTTTTGAATAAAGTAAGGCATTTAAGTCACCGTCAGGTTGATGTCACCAATGACCATGTTGGCATACTCATCCTCACCAATCGCTAAGTTTGCAGCCGCAGTAGTGATAGCACTAAAGCCGATCTCCAACGTATTAATCTGTGCTTTACCATAAGGTGTTAGTAAACCAAATAGCCTTGACCAGACAACATCTTCACCTGTCAGTAAGCTATTTATCTCAGCCAGCAATGCAGCCTTCATAGCATCAGTAGCACCAGCAAAGTCAGGATCAAGGAAGGTCACATCAATATCAGCAAAGATGCTTACAGCAGAAGCCTTACTAAAGTTGATGGTATGAGCTAGGCCTTGTGCATCGAGGACACTGGCTACAGCAGTAGAGCCATAAGTAGGACAACCCAAACCTTTAGTGGCAAGAATTGTTCTGGCAATGTCCATATCAGAGATGCCTGAGATTTCTCCAATGGTTACATGGATAGTCTGTGGAGGCGTACCGTCAGCCAGTGTCACGGTCTTACTGTCATTGTTGACAATGGTGGCCTGTGCAATTCCCAGCTCCAGTAGACGAGCTTGCATTACCGCCTCGACACCACTGAAATTTCTGAGTACAGTACGATTACGAATGTTACGGTAAGCTGTCTCTGACTGGGCAGTGGCTCCAGCTCTGCCTATTGCAGGTTGGTCGATTGCTGTCCAGCCAGTCACAGGTGTTTGAATAGTAGTTACAGTGCCAATAGGCATAGCAATATACCCAGACACCATAGCAATCACCTCTACAGAGGCCGGTATAGTTGCCTTAAGTTGTGTCTGGAATTCATTTCCCGCAGCATCAGTCACTAGTGATCCACGAGGTACGACAGTACCAGCAGTGCCGGTTAAATCAATCGTACAGACAGATCGAGTAGCTACCCCATAAGGTATTCCAGTAATCAGTCCAATGTTCCGTAGGCCTGCTCCTGTGGCTTCTTCAGGGTTATAACTATTGAATACCAGGTTAAGCTCATTCCATGCTTGGCCCAACTCGAAAGATATAATATCTACAAGCTGGCCATCTGGGGATTCTGGTGTTAAATCAAAGCCTGGGTTGTATGCTTCAAGGCGACTGCCTATCCGCGTTTTAATTTCTTCATAGGACAATGGCGTGAAGCCAGTATTATCTAGTCCTGCCATTTTAGGCTCCTGTTGTAGTCCAAGGTATTGTCAGGTCGATACCTCCATAGATCGTTGTTGCCTTAAAGCTCAACGTGAGAATTCTCTTGGAAACCTCTAAGTTCATTTCATCAACAGACAGCACACCCTTGGTTCCAAGGATTACCTCTCGTGCTCTCATTTCAATATCGAAGAGGTTGTAGTTCTTATCAAAGTCAGCAAAGTTTAGCCAGCCAACGGTAGGATCAAGAGACCACTCACCTAGTATGGTTTGTAGCTTGCTCTGTACGGCCTGTATTGTGTACCGACCTTCAGAGACTCTTGATACACCACCACCAGCAGGCTTAGTTAAGTCATTAGTAGACTTATCAAGTGCTAGTTGCATTTGTTATTCCTTAGTTAGGTGCGCTTGTGCTTCCACCACTATCACCAGTGTGAGTATGAGATTCAGATACTATGCCGCCGAATACACCAGAGCCGCCTGTTACCGTACCAGTCACACCTAAATTGCCAGACATAGTTACGGAAGGTGAGATGATCTCCAGCAAAGGAGCAGTCACTTTCACTTTCACGGTACTGTCTATAGATATTGAATCATCGGCATTTAGGGATATAACCTGAGTAGCATCATTGTTACGCCACTGGCTATTTACTGGATCGTAGCTAGCTATTGCTCTTGGTAGGGTATTAAGGCCTACCAAAGCATAACCATCATCCTCATGAAACTTACGCTTCAACCAAGGTTTAGGAAGTCCAGCTAGCTTTCCAGCAGTGTCTTTGTCTTCATAGAACCAGTGGTCATAGCCAACCTGACTGAAGAAGAGGATGCAGGTATCACCAACCTTAATAGGCATAGTAATGTGCCAGCCTCCTCCACCTAATACGTGTACTGGTATGCCCTCAAGTGGCTCACGACCAACACTAGTTTGTACATCTTCAGAGCTGTGCGCGATATGCTCTACGCATACCTGCACATTAGCTGTCTGGTTAGTTTCATCAAAGGACACTATTCGACCCGGTAGGTTGAAGCAGTAAAGACTCGTATCCATTAATTAGCACCTCCAAAGAAGGTGATAGGGTCGTATGGTGGGGTTATTTTGGTAATGGTAGAAGGTGAAGCTACACCCACAACACCTGTGAGAGTTTCGTTGCCTTTGGCAGCAGCTCCATTAAGTACATCATCTGCTGTAGGCAGACTTGTATCAAAGCTCTCAGTAGAAATACTACCAGAAGTTGCACCTACCGCACCGACAACAAAGCAGTCCAAACCCAGACCAATTAATTCTTGTCCGAAAGTTCGGTCTCCATTTACACCTTTAACTTTATACACAGCACCATATACAGATTGCTTCAAAGAGCCTAAGGCTGTGTCTACAGCACCTTCAACATATCGAGTAGCTAAGCCTACTGCACCCTCTACTGCACAGGCACACATAATCTCAGCACCACCAGGTAAATTAACATTAGGTAAAGCAGATTGAATAGAGCCTATCAAAGACCATGAATCATCGGTTGATGCCCCATTTACAGTCTTAGTATCACTGGTGTGTATTGCATGACTATATAACTTAGTTGTTGGGTCATAGCCTGTACGTTCGTAGGTAACATCAATAGTGTTTCCGTTGTCAGCTCTAGTCTGTAATACGAAAGACTTATTAGGATCAAAGACCGCCTCACTAAGCTCAGCAGAAGTAGACACGTGAATACCAGCAGCGAGTAATTCATCAATACGTGCTTGCTTGGCCTCTTCAGACAATGGTGTAAATACCAAGACTGCTGGTGTAGTAGAGTTTATGGTTGTACCTAAGATGATTTCTTCACCAGTCATCACAAACTTCATAGCATCTGTCATGCCAGCTTCTTGCTTAGTCTGGAAGTTAGTGAAGATTACTGGATCGTATATGCCAAGGTTTGTGTTGACTACACAGGGTACGCCCTCTTGTATTAGACGTTTGAATTCTGCAAATATAATCTGAGCATTGGCTTGCCCATACTCATGCATCTCACCCTGCCCCACTATGACATGGTTACTTACCATGCCAGTGATAGTCACCTTACGATTTTTACGTATAGAGTGGTTGCTCACATACTTCTGAGAGGCCACAGGAAACTTAGTTACTTCGGCAGTAGTTTGGTGTTGCTCTGCTATGACTGTGTGAAATCTGAGTGTGTTAGTTATGCTCTCGCCAGTTTCCTCGTTCTTTCCGGTTGAATAGGAAATAGAGGCTTTGTTTGGCTTAGCCATAGAAGCTCCTGTTATTTAGTCCACCAGCCTTGGCCAGTTGCCATATTGGTTCCTGGGGTTGGTGATGAAGCCATAGCTGTAGTTGCCCAACTAGATGTGTAGTTAGAACCCACATGCTTGACTGTTAATGTTTGGTACTTGGCAAAGCCAGCCACATGCCCTTTAAGAAAATCACTAGTAACCTGTAGCGTTGTTTCTTTTGAGGCGGTATCTACAGTAAGCAAATTAGATATGTTTAGTACTGTAGTTGGCTTAATGTTTGGGTCGAGGTTGGATACTACAAACAACTGTGCTGGCCCTATTTTGGGGTTCTGCCTCATATTGTTTGAGTCAAGTACGATGTCTCCATCAGAACTATGTAAGTCCGTATCAGCTACATTCTTATGGTTTGGAATGTACATACAAACTAGGCCAGTTCCCTCTGTGTAGATGTTAAATCCATGCTCTTCACTCAGCCTCTTTATGCATTGTGATAAGCTTCCACGCTGCCTACTTGAGTGTCTTGGCGGTGCATAATCCAGAACATCAGAGGGGAAGTGCTTAAACTGTAAAGAGCCATTAAAGCCAGTGGTCTTAGTTATTTCTTGTATTACCTTCCTTAGTGTTGGCCTCTTCACTACCACATCAATTTGCTTCTCAAGAAATTTCTTCTGGATACCTGAGTAGCAGTAGAGGGAAGTGATATTGTTTGGTACTTTAATCACATCCAGTGCGTTGCTTAAGTAGTGTCCGTCTATGACTCTGTTAATAACCCCATCATGCAGGCGAGTGTCTACAGATACGTAGCACTCACCATTTGATATTTCTCTGATGGTTTCTGCATCAAGGTTATATATTTCTACCTTGCTTCGGCTAAAGCCTGATATGTTAAATACTTCAAAGTCCACACGCAGGCTATCTGTCGAGAAGACCAGACCGCCTGCTGAATCATGTACCGTGAGTAGAACGTACTGGCCAAACTTACTAATAGGTGTGGCCATGTAGCCTCCTTAGGTTGGAACGCCTGATCCCTGATCTAAGAGTTCATCACCGTTCACATCTGTTTTAACTGTGTATTCACTACCATTAATCTCAACGCTTACCTCAACATTGTTGGTCAATCTGGCAGTACTTGCTTTGCCTTGTGGTGAGGGCATCTTGCCTATGCTTTCATCAGGCAGGGCATCATCCGTAGCCCACTCATAAATCTCATTAGCAATACCGACACCTGTACCAATACCAGCACCAATAGCAGTACCTAATCCAGGCACGACTGAGCCAATAGCAGCACCGTAGCCAGCAAACTCCAGCACATCCATAGCTGAGTCACCTACACCACCATCATCCTTAATATCACCAAGGTGTCTGACAGCCATAGGAGCCACAGCAAATGCAGCAGCCATAGGAGTTGCCTTAGCAGCCGTAGATAGGTTCTTAGTCATACTGGCTATTTTGGGTGAGGACTTGGCTGCATTAGCTAGGTTGCTGAGTTTGGGTGAGACACCCTTAGCAGCATTCATAAAGGCTTTCCCGCCCTTGCCCATGAAGCCACCCGCATTACCACCAAGCAG